GTTAAAGGACTTTGAAGATCAGCATGTATCTTACCGCCTATTTTTTGCCATAATCTACAAAAAGCATAATCCTCTGATAGATATCTATTACTTTTTTCATCAATAATACAGTCAAAAAATGCATAACAATTATCACTACCATATCTTTTTCCATTAACTATTTGATCGCTAGTATATTTAAGATTAGAATAAGCTTCTTTCATTTTATAAAAAACTTCTTTTTTAATACACATAAAACCTGTTGCAGCATCCATTACTTCAGTAAAACCGCCAATTAATTCAATCTTATTAGGATCTGCAAAATTTAAATTATAACCTAAAGCTCTTTGTTCTAAATTTTTATCACTTATTTTAATTAATTCAGGAATTTTATCCCATTCAATATTTTTTCTAGGATATATTCCACAAGCTATATCATAACCTGATTCTAAAACACGTCTTACAGCTTCTCCTCTAAATCCTATATCTGCATCAATAAACATTAAATGAGTAAGACTATCATCTTTTTTATCAGCATCTAAAAATTGACTCACAATAGTATTTCTAGCTCGTGTAATTAAACTTTCATTACCAATAGTATTTAATTGAACTTGAAAATTATTTTGAGCAGCTACTCTTGTTAAATCCATTATTCCATGTAAATAAGCTTCTGAAAGTAAACCACCATAACAAGGTGTTCCAATCATTACTTTTAATTTTTTATTTTTTATCATGTTACAACAGTAACACTTCCTAATCCTATCTGTAACAAATTTGTGTTGTTAGTATACCAAGAAGTTGGAATAGTTGCAACTCCAACATAAACAGATTGTCCTGATGTATTTTCAAATCCAGGTAAAACAGTTACTTGATTAGGAACACCACCTGTTTGAGAGCCTGGTAATCCTCCACCAGTTCTTGCAGCTTCTGTTGCACTTATACTAGCTTGTGGTCTAGCATTTTGTAAAGTTTGTGCATCAGTAAAATAAGTTAAATCTAATTGAGGTTGTTTAGGTTCCCACTCTGAAGTGTGAACAAACATACCAGTCCATTCAAATACCATTTCTTGATAAGGAAATGCCATACCTGATCTATCTGATATTGCTTGTGCATATTTTCCACTAGCAAATTTTGCTGAAGGTGCTCTATGAGGTCTGGTACTTGCTGGAACTCTAGCCATTATGAATAAAAGCTGTTGCCGGTTGCTGGTATAATTCTAGTTGAAGGAGTATCATCACCAGCAATTAATCTTTGATATGCTTCTTCATAGTCCACTTTTAATATTTGTTGAGTTTGAGCAGTTACACCTGTTCTTTTTTTAGAAAGATAATAAGCAAGTCCCGCACACATACACTCAAAAGCTCTAAAAGGCACATCAATATTTTGTTCTACTCCACTTACAGTAGATGCAGTTATATCTTCTATTTTTCTCATTCTATAATAAGTAATTGTATAATTAGTATCAGGTGCTGGATAAATTTTTAAAACAGGAGTATTTAATCTTTGTAAATAATATTGTGTAGGTCTAGCTTGTGTTGTTTTATTTGAAATTGCTGCATAATCATTAAGACCTAATGCTGTCATAGCAAATTCACTTCCGTCACTTATTTGAATATTTGCATTGATGATATCTACTGTATCATAGTCTAAAGTATATTCTGTAGTTCCTGTAGTAATAGCTAAAGTTTTATATTCTACAGTCCATTGGTTATAACCTCTGTTAGCCCAATCACTAAACATAATATTCATACTACGTCTAGCTGACCTTACATCATAACCTAAAATAGGATCACCACCTATTCTATCATAAGCCTCTTGTATTACATCATTTACTGTTAAAGTAAAAGTTGAAGTTCCCGATAAAGCCATATTTCTCCATTATGCAAAAAATGCTGTAACTCCACCAACATCGGTTAAAGTTGCTTGTAAAGATGTAGCAAATTTTACACCGTCACTTGGTAAATTAATATTAACTGGTCCTGATGATACACTTGCAGCTGTAGACACTGTAAATTTACTTACACCACCATCTTTAAAAACTACTGTGCCTGCACTAGCTGTTGGTGTAATTATAAAAGCTTTTAATCTAGTTGGTCCACCAAATAATGTTTGTGTACCTCCAGTAGTAGAAGTAAAAGCTACATTTAGATCCGATCCTGCCATAATTTCTCCTAAATTAGGTTATATTTTTTTAAGTCTTCATATAGTAAAGCAATTCTGTCATTAGGTACAGTAGAAGGTTTTAAATACTCAGCTTGTGCTGCTTTAGCTTGAACATTTCCCATATCTAAAGGCTTTATATTAATATTACTACTAGAACTACCAACTAAATCTTTACTTGAAGGAAGTGTAGTAGTTCCTCCACTAAATTTATCTATAACTTTTTCTATGTTAGCTAATTTTTTTTCTAAACTATCTTCTGTATCTTCTTTCTTTTCTTTTTCTTCTTTATCTAAAACTTCTTTAACTGATTCAGTAGCTCCTGTATCATCTATTGATTCTACAGCTTTTTGATCTGCAGTTTTACTTGCTTCCATAACTTCAGTATTTTTTAAAAAGTCATCATACTTTTCAACAGATGATTTTTCATCTGTATCTACTTCTTTATCTTTTCCAAAAGAAGCAAGAGCTTCACCTGTTTTTTTTAAAAAGTCTAAATTAAATTCCATATTTTAAATGAGGGCCCGAAGGCCCTCGAATTAATTATTTATTAAGCTAAATTATTATTTTGTTGATACAAAATAGTAGCTCTAATTTCACCACCAGAAGTAGCACCAGTAGTTGTAAATGTAAGTTTTAGGTCTGCAGTTCCTGTATCAGCCCAAGCTAATGTACCACCAGCTTCTATCGTAGGATATGCTCGTCCAACACCAGAAGCTATTGTTACTGAATATGCATTCAGTAAAGTAGCATTGCCTCCAACTGTATCACCAATACTAAAAACACATGTAGCACCAGCCATTACTGTTGGTTTATCAATTACTATATCTATGATTTGTGAATTAGCAGGAATAACAACAGTAGTTGCATTTGCAGCAGAAGCTCCACCAGCAAGTGTAGTACCTGTTGAAAATGTTTGTGCCATTACAACTTGTCCTGTATTTTTTACATCTGAACCTAAAGTAGTTCCAGTTGTTTCTTTAATTGTTCCAGCCTTAATTGGGCCAGAAAATGTAGTAGTTCCCATATGTCTATCTCCTTATAATAGTCTGCTTTCGCAGTCTTTTGGGTTAGTTTAAAACTACTAGGCGTATTGCTACGCCTAGTAATTATTTATTTATTATGCTACGCCTTCAGATCCGTATACACCTCTCCAGTCTGTAAAACCGAAGCTGTATCTTTCTCTGCACTTGTATCTTAAATTACCAGTTTCAAAATCGCCTTCAACAGCTTTTTTGATTGGTGATCTAACGAAGTGTTTCATTCCATCTGGGCAATCAGTTAGGATAAAATACTGATCAGGGTTAGTAAATCTTTGATTTACTACTACACCTTCAGGTATCATACCCATGTTTCTCATTGCATTGATATCATTGTCAGCAGTACCAGGTCTTAAATTAGACTTGATAATTCTTTCTGCAACGAACACCAATTGAGGTGGAACTGCAAGTTTTCTTCCTGATAATGCAACAGGTATGCTTCTATCATCTACAGCAGTTGAGATTTGAACTAAAAGTGTCTCTAAAGACGTTTCAGATAAATCCGCAGGTGTGCCTAGGATGTTAGATGCTGTACCACCGCCACCAAGTGGGTGAGAGCCGTTCATTAAAGCTACGCCGTCTCCTCCAGTTGAAGTAGTAGTTGCATTATTAAAGATATTTGCACCTTTGATCTCTTTAGTTTGTTGCATTGATCTTGCTAGTGCTCTTGCGTATTTAGCGCCTAGAGAACCGTACAAGCCATCTTCTTCAGCTTCTTCTGTAATCGCAAAAGCTAAAGCGACAGTTTCATGCACATATCTTGAGACAAAGCCTTCTCTGCCAGAATCATAATTGATCATGGCACCTTCAGCTTTAGTAGGTGCAGCACCGAATCCGATCATTTGTACATCTTCTTCGAATGCTTTCATTGATTGCTCTGTAGAATATAATGATCTCCATTGTTCTGGATATCTATCATATTCCATACCAAACACGGTGTTTAAACCTAGATTGAGCTGTTTGGTAAAAAGTGCTCTGTTTAAAGCCATTTTTAACTCCTATTGTTAAGGTTAAACGCCAGCATTCTGAGTACCATATAGAGATAGATTTATTACTACTTCTACAGATGCATCAGCGCCTGCCGCATTATCAGGATAATCAATTAATCTTAGTATTCTCAAAACTTTTGCAGTAGTTGCAAGAGTTGCGATATCTAATTCATCAGTTGAATGTCCGTAGGTTGAGTTATACGTTCCAATTGTAACATTAGCTAATTCACCAACATTTGCTGTTGCGAATACGCCGTTAGTTTGGACTGCGTAAGTGATATTTGGATCGTCATACACATATGCTTTAATCGGAGTTCCCGATTTAACAGCTGTGGCATTACTCCAAACTTTTTTAAATTTAACATCACCAGTGTCATTATCAATGTATTCAACGCCATAAAAAACACCAAGAGCTGTTCCGCCCGCTGTGCCTCTTACAACTGTTCCATCGGTTGCCAAAGTAACGAGGTCTCCACTTGCAAGATTGGCTGCATAGCCGTTTGCAATTGCATACTCATTGGCTCTAATAACACCGCCTGTTAAATGTCTTAATGGTACGAAACCATTTGGTGCATTTACATTTGCCATTTTTATTTACCTTTGTTAGTTGTTAATTGCCGTCCGAACTAACTCTAGATTTAAAAGACCTTTGGATAGGTTGGCCTGGTGTTTCAGCTCTGTTCATGTCCTGTTCAACTGACTGCATTAAATTGTTAGTCATTTGAGCATAGTAATCATTTCTTTGATTAACCATTTCTTCAGGCATTTCACAAAGTACCATTCCTTCTATTCCAATATGCCCAGCGAATTTGCCATGTTCTATCGTTGGAAAATGTTGACCATCTTTGACACTTTTAATGTCTCTTGGTTGCCAACCTTCTCTCAACCGTTTAGCTACATTCGTAGGCGTTTCCTGTCCTAATACCATAGTTGCTACCCATCTCTGAGCAAAACCAGGTCTTGGTTCAGGCGCTTCTAATAAGTTACTCGGTCGCCATTTTGAAGCTAGTGTAGATTTTTCTACTCTAGTTTCGTTATTTATTTTATTATCTTTATTCATAATGTCAGGCTCCTTTCTATTGTCCTGTGTCGCTAAAGCTTTTTACTTCTTTAGCAAATCGTTTTAGTGCCACTTCATCACTGATGTCTATACCAAAAGTTTTAGCAGTTGATAAATCGTCAGAGGTTAGTTTAACTCTATTACCAGTTGTTCCTTTTTTACGAGAAACTCCAGCAACAGGAGATTGCACTCTATTGTTTTTTTGTACAACATTTTCCTCAGCTTTGGAAGTGTTTTCTTCTGATTTATTAAAATAAGAAAGACCACTTGCTTTTAATCTTTTAGTCATTTCATCATAATATCCAGGATCATGCACATCCCAACCTTCTTCTGTTAATTCAGCATCGATTCCATAAGCCATAGCTGTTTCTTTTCTATAACCAGGTTTATTAAACCATTGTGAATTTTCTTTTACCCAATCGGTGGCTAAAGGCGGAGCTTTTTTCTCAATTTTTTCTTTTTGAGGTACTCTTGCAGCATAATCTTCTGTTTTAGTCATTTGACTACG